TGTACTCGTCTTTCTCGACCTGCTTACGGATCGCCAGTGCTTCCTGCAGCTGCTTGGTCAGCTTCTCGCCTTCCGGGCCGCCCAAATCTTTTGCGGCTTTGAATCGAGGGGCATACTCTTCATCAACCAGCGCCAGTCGTCCCGGCAGGTTCTTACGCTGCAGGGCTTCTTTGGCCTGCTTCTGGGCGGCCTTCTCTGACTTCGTTAGCTTGTCAAACTCTTTGGTCAGGGCTTTTACTTCACGCTCACGTTTGGTCACGCCGCCGCCCGGGTCTTCGGTGTACTGGAATCCCGCCGCCGCGCCGATGTCGGCTTTGAGCATCTGCACTTTAGCCTCAAGCGTTTTCTTCACTACCTCGGACATCGTATTGCCGTACTTCTTCACGATGTCGTCATTCATCTGCACCCATTTCTGATTGACGTCATCCCACGTACGCGAAACGTTCTGGAACATATCGCGGTTTTCTTTAGTGAGGTTATCGGCGACGTTGAGCGCCCAGTTAGCCAGGTCTTCACCTACACCCGGGATCAGACGCAGCACATCCGCAATCCACTTAGCCAGCGAGTTGAGCGTGTCCGCGAAGAGCGTCGTGATGGGTCGCACGATTGCATAGGCCAGGTCGCGCAACGCCTCGACCGGTGTGGTGATGAGCGCAACGATCTGGTTGCCCATGTTCTTAAAGTCGCGGACGACCTCGTCGACGGCACGGGCAAACGTCTGTGACTGGTCATACATGATTGCGCCGATGTCATACGCCAGCAACGCCCACCCGACATAGGGGATCGCACGCACCAGGCCGCCGAGCGCAACGCCGAGCCCCTTCGCCAGACCTGTACCTGTAGAGAGTCGTGCGGCAAAAGCGCTGAGGAATTTGAGGATCCCGTCGCCAATCTTGCCTATCTGCACAAACAGCGGCACCAGCTTTTTCATCCCGGCCGCCAGGCCAACAACAAACTTAACCGCCTTGAGGCCGACAAGGATGGTTAGCGCATCAATCAATGTATCGATATTGTCCACGCACCAGACGATAGCGTCGGCCGCTTTGGAGAAGGCATCGCCGAGACTTTTGGCCGCCTCTTTGCCGTCGTCACTGCTGAGGAACTCGGTGATTTTCTGCAGCATGTTGACGTAGGCGTCGATGAAGCCGGAGTCCGCCAGCGCCAGTTTAAACATGAACATCGCATTCTGGGTACGCGCTTCCATCGCATCCACACCTTTGGACGCAGCGGCGATCTGGGCATCGATGGCTTTGGCGTTTTCGCGGGCAAAGTTGATTACCGCCTGCGAGCTGACTTCACCATTCTGCAGTGCTTTCAGCAACTCGCCCGTGGTCATTTCCATGCCCTGAGCAAACAGCGCCACCGCACCCGGCAGACGTTCGCCAAGCTGGCCGGTCAGCTCTTCCGCATAGACCTGTCCTTTCGAGAGCATCTGCTGCATCGCGCGGAACACGCCGTTCATGTCGTCGGCAGAGAGGTGGAACACACGGCCGGTTTTACTGATGCTCTCAAAGATGTACTTGGTCTGGTTGAGTGTGAGACCAGTAGTCTTCGCCGCAATAGCAAATTTGGTATAGCCTTTTGCCACGTCATTCAGGTTGAGGCCGAGGCGATCGGACAGGCCAATCATGTACTGCCATTCCTGATTGAGGCGCGCCTGGTCATCCCCGACGATGGTCGAGATTTTAATCATGGCCTGCTGGCGGGTTTTATACGCATCCACCGCCCCGCCCGCAAGGTTGATACCGCCCTGCAGACCAACGTACGTCGCCGCCAGCGCCAGTATCTCACCTTTGAGACGCTGCACCATTGAGAGGGTCGTACGGCCACTGTCCGCAAAGAAAGAGAATGCCTTCGCCCCGTCACGCGCCGCTGCACCATTACGGCGTAACGCTTCGGACAATCCGTTTATCGCGCTGACGGTCTGGGTCGTGGTGCTGCGCAGTCGGTCTTCCTCCACCGAGAGCGTACGGGTATCGACGCCTGCGCTGCGCAGGGAGCTTTGCGTGGCACGCGCAGCAACACTCGCCGAGTGCATTGCGTTGGCGGCGGCACTGAGCTTCTGCTGCGCGGCCTGCATCTGGCGCCCGAGGCCGTCCGTATCGCCCTGAGCTGATCGCATCTGCTGCGCCAGCGCCAGCACTTCCTGCCGTGCGGTGCGGAACTCGTTGCGGGTCTGCCTGACGGCGTTGGTCTGCGCGCGGAACTGATCGATAAGGCGTGCGATGCTCACGGCCGCTTTCTGGGCTTCCTGCAACTCACGCAGCTTTTGTGCGGCGTTCTGGGTCTCTTTGCCGGCGGTCGCAATTTCGCGCGCCAGGGAGTCAACCTGACGCTCCAGGCCGCTGAGAGTAGAACGTGCTGCCTGCGCTGGCGACACGATGGCACTAAGCTGGTTGGCCAGCGGGGAGGTCGTGTTTGCCCCCAGGCGCGCTGACGCCACGGCACGGCCGAGAGTCTGGTACCCTTTGGCGGCTGCGATCGCCTCGTCTGCCTGACGGCGCAGCGCGGTGATAACGCGGTCGATAGCATAAGCCTGCTCTTCCATGCGCTGCTTAGCCAGTCGTGACGCCGCGTCCATGCGGTTGTTGATGATAATCGCCTCTTCCCACGCGCGGTTATACTTCTCCAGCTTCGCAGTATCGAGACGGTTATTGATGGCAATAGCCTCATCCCACGCCTGATTGTATTTCTTCACTGCGCCCGGCGCGCGCTGGATGATATTGTCCTGGCGCTCCAGCACCGTGTTGACGCGACTGACGGCGGTGATGATGTGCTGCTGAGAGGCCGCCAGCTGATCTGTAGAAACACCATAGCGTTTCAGCTCAGCACCGGCTTTGGCCACCCTGCTCTGCGCGGTGTCGTAACCGGCGGTCGCACGCTCAACGGCTTTGTTCGCTCTGCCCAGCGAGGACTCAAGACGTTTGGTTACCTTGTCGGTGTTGTCATATTCCTGCTGCAGCGCTTTCTGTTTGGCGACGGCGGCGTCCAGCTTTTGTTTCTGGTCAGCCAGCGCCGACGTCTGCCGCTTGTACACTTCGACCAGTGAGTTGAGCTTGAGCAGCGCCTGCCCCGCACTTTCCAGTTTGCGGTAGCTAGCCTCCAGCTCTTTGGTCGTTACCTCTCCGCGCTCGGCGGCAAGGCGCTGCTGATCCTGAGCTTTGGTCATGTCGTTAATAGCGACGGTGATCTGCTTTAACGTTTTCTGACTGTAGTCTCTCGCCCGGATCCTAAGCTCTACATCACGGGATGAAGTGTTAGCCACTTGAAAGTTTCCTTATCATTTCCTGATAGTGCTGGCCGCCTTTCTTCCCGTTTAACACGGAACCGATACACGCCTGCATCAGAGTTGATTGCGTAACAAATGCGTTGTTGACCCTACGCATCGCAATATCTGCCTCCACACTGACCATCGCCAGTGGGTAACGACGGGCATGGGTGTGGCCTTCTGAAAGGAGCAGGCTGACCTGCTCTCTCAGCCCATCGTACTGCTCTAAGATTTTTTCTCTTGTGGTAAGGATTCGGGCTGGCTGGTTTTGGCGGGGCGGAACTCGCTTGCCAGCTTCATCAGCTCTTCCCACAGCTTTTTTACTCCGCCGACCTCTTCAAAGGTTAGCGTGCCAATCTTTTTCAGCGCGTCAATCTGCGCAATCATCGGCAGGCGGGCCGCGTTATTGAGTTGGTCAGGTTCGTCGCTCGCCAGCGCAATCATGTGGGCTACGAGGCCGGGGGCATCTGCGATGAGACGCGTGGCGTACTTGGCCATCGCCAGGTTGCCGAAAGATATGCCGTTGGCTTCCTGCTCGTACATATCGAAGAGATGCTCAAGGTCATCCATGTGGACACGAAGCAGCGACGCACAATCCATGATGGACAGGCCGCGTACCTCGAAAGAAGTCTTTTTGGTTTTAACGGTAAGGGTTTCGGGTTGAAATTCTGCTAATGACATGATAGACGCTCCAGTTTGCTAAACACCGCTAATTTAGCACAAAGGTACGCCCTGAATACAAGAAAAGCGCCCGTAGGCGCTTCGCTTGCTTTCCTTTAGCCTTACGGCGCGGCGAAAGTCACCGGGGCCGATGTGGCAGACTTGCCGTTGTCCAGCGTCGCTGTAACGGTAGCCGTACCAGCGGCAGCGCGGTTGAGCTGCGTTACCACCTGACCGGTGCTGTTAGTGGTGCCGGTGGTCGGGGCCACGGTAGCGCCAGAAACAGTGGTGAAGGTAACCGCTTCGCCCTGTACTGCCATGTTGTTGCCGTCACGCACCGTCACAGTCACGGCGATCGCGGTACCGGCGGTGCCGGACGTCGCGGCCGGGGTGATCATCAGGCTACGCTGAGATGCCGGGTCAGCTTCGACGGTGCTGTCACGCACATCGATATACGCGCGCTCGGTCTGGGAGTTGAGTTTCATCGCACGGAACGTGAAGCCCATCACCTGCCAGTCGTCGCCTTTCAGTGCGTAATCCCCGTCCGGCTGCAGAGACACTTTCGGGAAGAAATAGTCTTTTTGCGTACCCACCGGGTTTTTAGAGATAAAGCGCAGTGACCCGTAGATCATATTCGCTTTACCGATAACCAGCGTGCGCGCCTGCGCGTTGACGTCGTACTGCACCGCTGCCACTTTGCCGCTGCCGATATCGGACGCATCCGGCTCGATGTACAGGCGACCCGTAGAGAGGTCAATCTCGTAGTTGTCAGCCGGAAGAACGGTAGCGCCCGGGATCGTGCTGATGTCACCCGCGCCCACGGAAACCGCGGTACCGGCGTCAGCCACAACGATCTGGAAGTTATCAATGTTGCGCACGCCGGTCGGCGTCACCCCATCGGTGCCCAGCTGGTAGAAGCGACCTTTTTCCAGTCGGGTGATAACCTCTTTGCGGTCGGTCATCTGCGTTTGAGTGATGGTGGTCTTATCACCGAGGAAGAACAACGCCAGGTTATCGGAGTTGATTTCGTCGCAGGTAAAGTTGCCACCCTGGGTATATTCCAGCAGCACTGACGCATCGAGGTTACGCAGACCCTCTTCCGAAGAATAGTGGTCGAGCGTTTCCGTGTCTGCTGTCAGCGTCAGCTCTGGAGTGTTGCCGAAATATAATTCGCCGCTTTCCGGGGTATTAGAGCCTTTCTTAAACTTGTTAAAAAAGACATTACCACGGCCGACGACGTAATTCGGATCGTAATTAGGCATTTAACGCCCTCCCGTGTTTGTTAAGTCCGATTTCAAACCTACCAATACAGGCAGGTAGAAAAACGCCTTGTCAGATACACCATCCTCCACTGGCCGTATTACCGGCGCGGCAATGGTCAGCGAAGATATTAACCCACCTAACAGATATACGCCCGAGAATTTTGCCCGGCCATGTTCCGTTGCGTTGATATCTGAGAGGCGCAGCTCTACGTCGGCGACCAGCGGATAAAGCGGGTCAGTCGGGTTGAGCGTGTCGTTTTTCGCCCAGCCCTGAATCAGCAGCAGCCACGAATCTTTGCGCACAGTCTGGTTTTCGTCCGCAAACTGGCCGTAGTCAGTTGCTTTGCCTTCCAGCACCGAGATGCACGGTACCGGGTCGGAGGGGCCGAAAAGCGTACGGCCACGAAACACTTTGCCGCGCAGGTTATGCTCATAGGGATCAACGCCGTCGATGCCTTCGAGGTGGGCTGTCAGGCGCTGTAAAATCTTTAACCGTAATGACTCAGCCATTAGTTAGCCTCGCAAACTGGCGATGGAACTCCGCCGCCACATCACTGCCTATCTGCGGGTGTAGCTCTTCAATTACTCCCGCAAAGACCTGGTCTACGGATGGCCCGTAGAGTAAAGCTACCTTGTTGGGCACCAGCCACGCCTGGTGGCTTGTCCTCTTGTTCGCCAGCTGCTCACCGGGTTTTAGTCGCACAGCGAGGCCGATGTTGAAGTTATCTTCGGCCAGGCTGGCACCACGGTTGAGCCGAACCAGAAATGCGCCCTTGAGGTATGTGGTGCGGCCTTTCTGCACACGCACCGATAATCCCCCGCCACGTTTGCTGTTAGGGATCGGATTGCCGGTAGCAAAACGCGCCAGGCTGGTGGCGCGCTTACGTCCGGTAATAACCGATTCCAGTTTAGCGTCAGAGGCGAGGCGGGTTACTTTGAGGCGGTCAGCGTTGAGGTAACCGGAAGGGAAGGCAATCTCGTCGAGCATTTTGCGCTTGATAGCGGTCATGCCCTTGCCTTTGGTTACGCCGTTGATCGCAAGACGCATAGCGCGCTTGCTAAGCTCGGGCATGGTCTGCAGGTAGCGCTCAAGCTCGCTCGACCCAGATGAGATAATTGAGACAGTCATTCATCTTCCCTTACCACAGTCCATTTTTCTTCCAGCGGGCCGACGTTCTTCTCGCGCACGTCCAGCACCAGTCTTGTGTCGTTCATGCCCTTTTCGGTGAGCACCAGCGTTGCCCCGCGCACGGGCGTTAAGCCTATAGTTTCCAGCTCATCGCGCATAAAGATCACTTTCTCAATACCGTCGATAATGTTCGCATATCCGGACTGGTCATAATCGCCGTGCATTACAAGGCGGTTATGCCACCGAACCGAAACCGGTACGGCGGCATTGAGGGAGGGGTCTTTGTATAAGGCGTCATAACGAAAGGCGGCGTGAACCGCCTTACGTGCTTTAGCCTTTATCTCGGCCAGCCTTCGCATTAGATGTCATCGTCTGCAGAAGGTTTTGCGCCAGCGGGCTTGTTAGCGCCTTTGTCGGCTTTGTTGCCTGCAGCTTTGTTTGCATCAGCAGACCCAGCGCCGGTGTCATCCGATTTAGGTTCATCTTTGATACCCTTCTCTTTTTTGAAGGCGGCGATCGCAGCGTCAATTGCGTCCTGCTTCTCCGCATCAATTTCCGCCTGGGTTTTAGTCACCAGGGTGTCATTGCTGTCAGCATTGACGATCTTGGTCACCGCGTCCGGATTGAGCTTTTCGATGGTTTCCAGCTCTTCCTTCGTGAAGTCAAAAGGCTTCCCGACCGGCGGGACAACCTGCTGACCTTCACGCCACAAAACTACGGTCTGCACGGCAATACGTTTTGGCATGGTCTTTCTCCAGAAAGATGTAAAAAGCCCGGCTTACCCGGGCCTATAAGTTTGGCACTTATGCCTTCGGCGGCATAACCGTCATCAGGAACGTCGCGTCAGGATCGCGCGGAACCATCAGCGGCGCACCCTGAGACATCAGGTACTCAACGCTCGGGTCTTCGTTTTCCCACATTTTCGGGAAATACTCAAGCGCCTGATAGCCAGCCTGTTTATCGAGGACAGCACCGAAGCAACGCACACCGTCAACGCCCGCACCGACGCCCAGCACTTTGTTCTGCGGCATCATGTACTGCGACTGGTTTTCGTGGTCGCGGAATTTCTGGGTGTTGACGTAGATGTCCATAGCGCCCTGACCGTTATTGCCGGCGACACGACCCATATACTCAACGCCTTCGAGGCCATCCCACAGACGGGTAACGTTGGTGGTAGAGCCACCCAGGTTACGATCCATCAGGCCGCCTTTGCCGTAGAGGATCTCACGGTTAACCTTCACGAACTGCGCCCATGCGTCGCCGCCGAACACGTACGTGCTGATAACCGAACCAGACATCGACTTCTCGTTCACCAGCTGACGACCGCGGTACAGGTCGGCGAAGGTGGAGTCGCTGGTGGTAGCGCCATCCGTCCAGTCGACGGTGATGGTCAGCTCCGGATCACGACCAAAGTCCACGCGTTTCTTCGGATAGTTCTCGCCTTCCACGTCAACGTAGCCGTTGAGCAGGGCTTGAGCTGCCATCCATTCCCAGGTGTTTTCGTGCATCGCGCGGTGCTTCTGCAGCAGGAATGCGATGACGGCGTTGCGTTTTTGTTCCAGTGTCAGCGAACCAGTGCCCAGTGCTTCACCCGGTTGACGCGGGATAATCATGTTAGGGTCGATGACGTGTTTCGGTTTTACATACGCCGGTTTAAATGCAACGGCGTTGTAGCCTTCTTCCTTGATGACTTTACCCTGCGCGGTAGGAGCCACAAACGGCGCTACGCGGGTCAGGTCGGTCATCACCTTGTCAAAGGCGATCATATCTTCCTGGAAGTTAATCTGAGTGGGGAACCACTGCAGGAAGAATGCCGGGAGGCGTTTAAACTTACGCTGTACCGAAAGCAGCTGATAAGTCGTGTAAAGTCCAGCCATTCTGTTTCTCCTTAGTACAGCACGGTGATCTGGATATTGGTACGAGAGAAAGCAGCTTTCTTCGCAGCCAACGTGGTTACACTGGACGGCCACACCAGCGCGTCAGGGTTGAACACCCCACCGCAATAGTATGGTGCGTACGAGCCGACGGTACCGGCTTCGTTGGCGATGCCCAGGGCCAGCTCTGAGCCGTCGCTGGCAGCAGGGTTCCACGGAACCAGCTTACCGGCGTTAGCACCGCTGTTTGCGCGCGCGATCACCTGGTACTTAGCGAAAGCGACACCTACCGGCTCACCGTCAGTGACGATGTCCGCTTCCCCGGAAAAAATCTGAGTCGGTGCCCAGGAGCCGAGGTTTTGATTGCCAGCCAGCAGATCAGGCAGACTGGTTGTTGCCATAAGAATTGCGAGCATAGTCTCGGCCCCTTATTGCTTATCGAAGGAATAACCGCTGGCAGCAGTGAAGTCCGCCATCAGTGCGTTTTCCGGCGCTTCCGCCTGCGGGTCGGTATCGACTTTCGTGTCAGCACCGACGTTCGGGTGGTTGCCGTTATTCATGGCCTGCGTGAAATTGGTGTTCGCGTTGGCATCCGGAACGGTCGTTTCCGCTTTCTGCTCCTTTTGCGGAACTTGTGCGGTCTGAGCCGGGCCAGCTGCCAGCAGCACCTGGGTAGCATCTTCAACCGACATCTCGGTGTTGAAAGCCAGGTGGTTAGCCAGTTTCGGGTTAGCCTGCGCCGCTTCACATCCGAGAATACCTGACATGCGCGTACGCTCTGCAGTTTTAGCCGCTGATACAGCGTTCGCATCCGGCTGCTGCGTGGTGGTGTTTTCTTCTGGATCCATTCTCTTGACCTCTTTGCTTGAGCCGGATGGCCCGTTAATAAACGAGTTTACTGCCTGCGTCGGCGTGGCAATCTCGTCAATCAGGTTTAGCGCCAACGCTTCATCTGCGTTGTATGTACGGGCCTGGGTGTCTCGTACCACTTTCTCATCGAGTCCGCGGTTACGGGCGACCAGCGCCACAAACTTATCTCGCGTCATGTCTACGTCGGCCTGAATGTCAGCCCGCACTTCTTCACTCAGCTTTTCGAAGGGGTTACCGTCAGCTTTGTGATCGCCTGCAGTGATGAGAGTAATCTTTACTCCGTAATCATCAAGCAGTTTAGACACATCCGCGTGCATTGAGATGACGCCAATACTACCTGCGCCGCCGCTGGGCGTCACGGAAATTTTATCCGCGCTGCTCGCAAACGCGTACGCCGCCGAATAGCAGTTGGAATCGACCACGGCCAGCGTCGGCTTTTCGCCCCGCAACGCGAACGACTCATCCGATAGCTCGAAGCAGCCTGCTGCCTCGCCTCCGTTGCTATTGACATCATAGATTATCCGCTCCACATCCGGGTCAGCCAGCGCTTCGGCACGCATACGGCGGATATAGTTATACCCGGTCACCTCGCCGTAATAGTAGCCCCCGTAACGGTTAATCAGCGACCCGTGTACCGGGATGATGGCCGTGCCGTCAGCAAATGCAAAATTCTTCCCGCGCGTACTGCCTCTGTAGCCGTAGGTCTGGCACAGCGTATCGAGCGTGCCATTCATCATCTCTTCGCTCATGTCCTCGGCGAAGCCCTCGCCGGCCATCATGCGCTGGGCGGAATTGACTATCGTACCAACGGCAGTCGGCTCAACCATTACCGGTGCCATCTGCATACGACCCAGCGCCTGCTGAATGGCCATCTGTGCCAGTCTACTCATCTTTTTTATCCCCGTTGTCGTCTTCGCTGCCACTGTTTCCGTTGGCCCCTTCTTCTGCGGTTTCGGCCTGGAGTGGTTGACCGCTGAAATTCAATTCCTTCTCTTTGATAATACCCTCTTCCTCAGCGCGCTGATCAAACACTTCTCTCCAGTCTCCGCCGAGGCGAGCAATTTCGATCTCGTAGGTTGAGAGACCGTTTTTGATTCGCAGGATTGCGGCTTCGGTCTCTTTCTTCTCGTCGATCTGGCCACGGCTGGCACCGATCCACTCGGCACAGGTCAGGGCATCTTTGACAAGCGGCTCATAAAACCAGTCGCGCGTCTTGCCGGGCGGCAGTGGAATATTGCCGGCGGCGATCTCTTCTTCCAGCCACAGCGCATAGATTGTACTGGCAAACCTGTCAGCGACAATCTTTTTACGGCTATTCATAAATTTCCACGTTTCGCCCATTGAGGCGCGCGCCGAAGAATAGTTGGTCTTCGTATAGTCGCGGCTGAATTGCTCGTACGATAAGCCGAGCGCAGCTGCGATGTTACGGATAAGCGACTCTTCGTAATCGGTGCCGACCCCACCAGGGGTGCCCATCGGCTGCATCTTGAGTTTGGTACCCGGGAAGAGGTGCGGAATACGGGCACCGTCAATCTGGATATTCTTCGATGCGCCCGCGTACTCCATCAGCGACTGCATATAACCATTCAGCGCCTGCGCAAAGGTGTTCTGGCCCATGCCCATCTGGGAGAAGACCAGCTCACTAGGCAGCTCAGACTCGATGGCGGCGGCATAGCTGGCGTTCACCACGGCGTTCTGCAGCACAATTTCCTGAAAGCCTTTGGTCATCTTCATCTGCTTGAGCACCGAGACCATCTCGCTGACCCCGCGCGACTGGCCCGGCATCATCTGCTCAAAAATGTGAATAACCTGCTTGCGGCCCCACGGCTTCTGCGCCGCTACCTCAATCCACTTCCAGTCGTCAGCGCCATACTCCGCACCCGGGAACGTCTTTTTGATGAAGTAGGAAATGGGACGGCCGTACAAGTCCTGTTTGATGCCGGAGCGCAGGTTTGCCGTGTCCATCATGCCATCGGGGTTAGACAGGCGTGTCGGAGAGACCATCTGGATGGCGGTGCTGAATGGGCGGTTATTCTGACGGAGCCATTCGGCAGTGGCCAGCACTTCCCCGGTCATCAAAACCCCGCCGACGGCCAGACGAACCAGACCGGTAAGCGTGTTCACTCCTGATGCGTCAAAGTAGTTGTTGGGTGACTCGGCGACGAGGTTGAAACGTGCTTCGACGTACTGCTGCCATTCTCGTGCCCACGCCTCGGTCAGTCCCAGCACGCGCCAGTTTGGTTTGGCGTTGAGCTTGTACTGCGCGCCCACGATGCTGTCACGGTGGATCGCAACTGACCCCATCGCGTACCCGTCATTCTGGATCATGTCCCTGGCGCGCGCATCGGCCAGTTGCTTCGCCCCGCCCATCAGCTGCTGGTCAGGCGAAATTATCTGCGGTGTCCAGCTAAACATCTCACGGGAGTTACGCGATGCGCCTTCGAGGCCGCCGCCCATCATCGACTTTTCCGGAATGGCGACCGCGTTAAGATGCTCGACCATCGCGGTTGTAGCGTTCTTTTTTCTTTTCATCAGTAGATAAACCTCGCTGGCCCTTGAGCTACGCCAAGACCACAACGGCAAACCGGGTCACTGGGGTCAAGCTGACAGATCAATGCGCGCAGAGAAATTATGTAGCTCCACAGGTTCTGCTTATTCGCAGAGGAATACTCAACGCGCTCGGCGTTCTGATCGACGAAGACCCGCACTGAGCCACCGGTCATGAGCTGGTGGTACGCGTCTTCCGCCTCTGTAAGTTTTGTTTTCAGGTCTTCGATATCACAGCTCATGATACGTCCTTACGCCAGGGCGTCAGCAAATTTCGTAAAGTCTACGGTGCTTTGCGGCACCATAGCAAACCTCTGTGTGCCAGCCTGACCGACCAGGTCATTCTCATCCCACGGTTTAGCCCAGCCAATCGGGTTACTCCAGTCCATCGCCTCAATTGCTAAAATCTTAGGCGATATACATATCCCGAGCAGATAATACAGTAAATCCCATGCCTCGTTACGAAGTTTGTTCGGGTTTTCCCATCCCTTGTCCGTACGCACCTCTGCACACAGCTCGGCGAAAAATTCGTCTGGCATCCAGTGCGGCAAATGAATCATGCCCTTGCCGGGCTCAATGACGTCGAGGCGGCCGTTAAGGCTGTCCTTCATCATGTTTGAGTTGATAAACAGCACCGGCACATCACCGCGCGCAGCCGACTTGTTGTCTTTACGCTGCGTGTCCGGGAAGCCCAGGCGGGTACGCGGGTTGTTCGGCTTCGGGTCACCTTTCAGCAGGATGAAGCGGCCGGCATTGCCTTTGTCACGCTGCTTACGCCAGAAGTCGTATGCGTTGTTCGTGGTACCGGCTTTACCGCCTGAGTCACACCCTGTGATTTTTACCCGCATGTGGCGCCCGGAACCGTCGTCCAGCTCATAGGTTTTTTCCATCACCAGCTCTTCGACCAGATCCCAGTCCTCCAGATACGCAGGCGGGTTGAGCGGGAGGCGGTCTCCGTCTTTGTCTGTGCGCTTCGACTTCACAATCTCAAAGCGGTCGATGGGCACCACATCAAACGGCATACCCGGCATCACGCCGAAGATCCCGACGCAGAAACGGTTGGCCTGCACGTCGACAACGCCGACGAGAAAGCGCACGTCTTTCGGCACCATCTGCTCCGGCAGTTTCTCTGACCGTGCTTTCAGTGCCTCCGGCACGCGCAGCGACTCAAACGACTTGGGCTTGTACGGCTCGCCCATATCGTTGTTCCAGAATTTTTTCAGCGCTTCATCGGACATGGTGCGATCGTACTCATCGCAGGCATCGAGGTATGACACCACCAGGCTCTGCCATGAAGCGAATGCCGCTGCCGTGCCGCGCAGCCAGAATGACGCGAATTTCGTACGTGGCCGGCGACCGACCAGCTGACCTTTCTCGTTAACGCGGCATCCCTCCGGCACCCACATGCCCCACTGCTGCATTTCGTGCCGGTCATCAGGGTGGATCTCACAACCGCAATGCGGGCAGACCATGCGTACGGTCTCCGCCTTTTCCGTGTTGGAAAGCCCTTCTTTCGTGTCCCAGTGCAGGTGCTCAAACTTGCCTTCGAACCACGTCCAGCAGTGCGTGCATGGCCACTGCCAGCGCCGACGGTCGCCACGGTTGTAGAGCGCGATGATGCCTTCACACGGCGGGGCTTCATGCTCGCCTTTGGCTATCCAGTGTGGGTCGGTCAGCGGCAGCGACGGCGAGGACTCTGCGCAGCACATGGCGAACGAGTTAAACGTGGTCGTACGCTTCGACGCCAGGTCGAATGGGTTACCGTCGCCGTCGACGTCCATCGGCATACGGTCAAAGTCGGTCATGATGATACGTCCCACCGGACGACCCGCCATCTCTGTTTTAGACGGGAAAGACAGCGTCAGGATCATGCCGTTGATGTAGTGCTTATCGAATTTGTTGTCGGCGTCACGGCTC